CATAGATACGCAGATAACGGGCTGTGGGTTGAAAGTATTACAGGAACGGCTAGTTCTTCTTTTTCAGCAAATGAAGGAGTTGTAAATCTTTCTGTTGGTACAGTTAACGGTAATCAAATCATAAGAGAAACTGTTCGGGTATTTGCTTATCAGCCCGGAAAAAGTTTACTCAATATGAACACCTTTGTCATGGGTGCTGCTAAAACAAACCTAAGACAAAGAGTGGGATATTTTGGTAATGATAATGGTTTTTATTTAGAAAGAGAAAGCAACAACGTCTATCTTGTAGAAAGAAGCATTGTTACTAGCTCTGTTGTAAATACCAGAGTAGCGCAAGCAGATTGGAATCAAGATAAACTTGATGGTACTGGGCCTTCTAAAATTACATTAGACCTATCCAAAGCTCAAATTTTATATTCGGACATGGAATGGCTAGGGCTTGGCACTGTTAGAATGGGATTTGTTATTGATGGAGTATTTGTACCAGCGCATAATTTCCACCATGCCAATCTTGTAACTACAACATACATTACCACTGCTTCATTACCTCTTCGTTATGAAATGACCAACATTGGTACTACAGCAAGTAGCAGCACATTAAAGCAAGTTTGTTCCACTGTTATTTCTGAAGGAGGCTACGAACTTAGAGGACTTCAACAAGCTATTGGTACTCCTATAACAACTTCTAGAAGTACGTTAGCTAGTGGTGCTTTTCTTCCTGTTGTAAGCTTACGTCTTAAATCAACTAGGCTTGATGCTATTGTTATTCTTACAGCAATTAGTATTATGGGTGGGGGTAATAGTAATAACTATAATTGGCAAGTACAAAGCAATCCAACTACTACTGGTGGTTCATGGGTTAGCGCTGGTTCTAACAGCAGTGTAGAATATAATATAACTGGTACTGGACTTACTACTTCTGGTAGAGTATTGGGTAGTGGTTATTTTTCTAGTAGTAATCAATCAACATCATCTGTAGATATTTTAAAAGAAGCTTTGTTTTCATTTCAATTAGAAAGAAATTATTTTACTTCTACTCCATATGAACTTGCTTTGGTAGTGGCAGGAGGGAGTTCTGGTCAACCTGTTTATGGGTCAATGGATTGGGAAGAAATTAGTAGGTAATTATGTCATCATTACGCGACAGAACACTAGGAAAAGTATTGACTACATCTAGTCAAGACATCTATTCTATTCCTAATAGTTTTATTTCTCATATGGACTCTATTATTATTAGTAATGTTACTAGTAATTCTGTTACATTCACTTTGCAATGGTATTCAGCAACAGACGCTGTAACATATAGCATGTTTTATAATAGTGTATTACCAGCTAACACCACCATTCAAATTACAGACCCTCTTATTTTGCAAGCAGGGGATAAACTTACAGGGTTGGCTAGTGCAAATAGTTCTGTTAATATTACTCTTCGCGTTCAAGAAGAATATTCTGTGGTTAATTAAGGAAAGAAAATGGCTACTAAAAAAAATTGGATTGAAGACGCTATCGAAAAACCCGGTGCTTTGCGTAAAACTTTAAAAATGAAAAAAGATGAAACAATTCCTACAAAACTTCTCGAAAAAGCTGCAAAAGGTGGTGGAAAAACTGCTAAACGCGCAAGGCTTGCTATCACGCTTAAAGGAATGAAAAATGGCTAGAGAACTTAATGAGAAACAAAAAAAGTTTCTCTCCGTATTGTTTGATGAAGCTGGCGGCAATCCTCTAATTGCTAAACAACTTGCTGGGTATACTCAAGACTACAGCACCAGAGAAGTTGTTAGTGGTTTAAAAGATGAAATTGCTGAAGCTACACAGCTATACATTGCTATGAATGCGCCTAGAGCAGCAGCAGCAATTGTTAGCGGTATTATTTCCCCTACAGAATTGGGAATTAAAGAAAAGCTTAACGCTGCTAAAGACATGCTAGACAGGGCTGGCTTTACTAAAACAGAAAAAGTGCAAGTTGAAAGCACTAATGGTGTTATGATATTGCCAACTAAGGATGTTTCAGAAGACTAAGGAGTGTTATGACTGAGCGAGGACTGGGGAAGTGGATATTGCCCCAACCTAAAAACAAAGAATACGTTAAAATACCAAGAATTAGCAGGACAATTCCGTTTGGATATAAAGTTGAACATAAAGATGATGAGTGGCTCATTCCAATTCCTTCAGAACTTGAGGCTTTGGAGCAAGCAAAGAAACATTTAAAGCAATATTCATTACGGGAAGTGGCTAATTGGTTAACAACACTAACTGGACGCCCTATTTCTCATGTTGGCTTATCAAAAAGAATAAAAAGTGAGCAATCCCACAAAAGAAAGTCTGCAACGTACCGCAACATTGCCCGGAAATATCAAAAAGCCCTCCAGAAAGCGGAACAATACGAAGAAAGAATTGGTACAAAACCGCCAGAGTTCTTTGAATCAGACATCTGGAAAGCCATCAATAGTTTCGATCCAACCAGAGAGCATTAAAGAGCAAGAGCAAACACAAAATGTCATCTTTAAACCAAACGCAGGACCGCAAACATCATTCTTGGCAGCTAATGAAAGAGAAGTGTTATATGGGGGTGCAGCAGGGGGCGGTAAGTCATATGCAATGTTGGCTGACCCTTTACGCTACTTGGGCCACCCTCAATTTTCTGGCCTTCTCTTACGCCACACAACAGAGGAACTTAGAGAGCTAATCTGGAAAAGCCAAGAAATGTATCCACAAATATACCCCGGTATTAAGTGGAGCGAAAGAAAAATGCAATGGCAAGCGCCATCTGGTGCAAGATTGTGGATGTCATACCTAGATAGAGACGAGGATGTACTTCGATATCAGGGGTTGGCGTTTAGCTGGATTGGTTTTGACGAATTAACGCAGTGGTCTACTCCGTTTGCATGGAATTATATGCGTTCTCGCTTGCGTACTCCCGCCAGTGATTTGCCTATTTTCATGCGAGCAACAACTAACCCCGGTGGTCCCGGCCATTCATGGGTTAAAAAGATGTTTATTGATCCAGCACCGGCTGGTAAAAGCTTTTGGGCAACAGATATTGAAAGTGGGTCAACACTACAATATCCTGTTGGACATTCAAAAGAAGGATTGCCGCTGTTTAAACGTAGGTTTATACCTGCAATGTTGATTGATAATCCTTACTTGGCTGAGAGCGGTGATTATGAGACAATGTTGTTGTCTCTTCCAGAATATCAAAGAAAACAATTACTAGAAGGTAATTGGGATGTTGCTGAAGGAGCGGCATTTCCTGAATTTAATAGGCAAATACATGTTGTATCCCCTTTCGACATACCTAAAAATTGGACAAAGTTTCGTTCGTGCGATTATGGTTACGGGAGTTTCAGTGCTGTTGTGTGGTTTGCCGTGTCCCCTTCTGAACAACTTGTGGTATATAGAGAGCTATATGTCAGAAAAGTATTGGCAAAAGACCTTGCCCATATGGTATTAAGAGCAGAAGAAAATGACGGTACTATTAGATATGGTGTATTAGATAGCAGTTGTTGGCATAAAAGAGGCGACACTGGACCTTCTTTAGCAGAACAAATGATATTAGAGGGTTGTAGATGGCGACCGTCTGATAGAAGTGCTGGTAGTAGAGTTAGTGGAAAGAATGAATTGCATAGGCGTTTACAACTCGATCCGTTTACAGAAGAACCGCGAATGGTTATAACAAGTAATTGCACAAATATTATAGCACAATTACCAATACTTCCGTTAGATAAAAAGAATCCAGAAGATATTGATACGCATGCTGAAGATCATTTGTATGACGCATTACGTTATGGAATTATGAGTAGACCTAGAAGTAGTTTGTGGGACTATGATCCTTTAGCTTCTAGACATTCTGGAATGAAAATTGCAGATGCCACATTTGGATATTAGGAATAAATAATGGCAGATATGATGACTGATAAACAATTGGCCCTAGATGATATTTCTGATGGGTCTTTTGCTACACCAGAAGCTCAAAGCGTTATTAGTTTTGTTGAACAAAGATATAGCAAAGCTGAAGAAAGCAGACGTAAAGACGAAGATAGGTGGTTGCGAGCCTATCGCAATTATCGTGGTATTTATAGTTCTGATGTTCAATTCACTGAAACTGAAAAATCGCGTGTATTTATTAAAGTGACCAAGACAAAAGTATTGGCTGCTTATGGTCAAATTGTAGATGTTCTTTTTGCAAACAATAAATTTCCTCTTAGTGTAGATCCATCTGTCCTTCCAGAAGGCGTTGTTGAGGCTGTTCATTTTGATCCAAAAGAAGCCCCTGCCAATAAACCACCGGCTCCTACATCTCCAACTGAAATCCCTTTTGGAGAAGAAGGAAGCGCCGGTATTGGCGCAGGGTTTGGTCTTGATCAATTGGAAACCCTTTTGGGATCGCTTAAAGAAGATTTGGGAGACATTCCCAATCTTAAAGAAGGTATTGGATCTACACCAACAGCAGCAACTTTCTATCCTGCAATGGTTGCTGCAAAGAAAATGGAAAAGAAAATTCATGACCAGCTAGATGAAAGCGGAGCAACTAAACATTTAAGAGCGGCTGCTTTTGAATGTGCTTTGTTTGGCACTGGCGTTATGAAAGGACCGTTTGCAACAAATAAAGAATATCCAAGATGGGGTGAGGATGGTAAATACAATCCTAGTATCAAGACAGTGCCAGAAGCTTCGCATGTCAGTATATGGAACTTCTATTGGGACCCGGACACAAACAACACTGAAAACTGCCAATACGTCATTGAAAGACATAAGCTTAGTCGGACCCAACTTCGCGCTCTTAAACGTCGCCCCTTCTTCAGAGCCAATGTCATCGACAACATTATCGAACAAGGCGAAGGCTATGTTAAGAAGTATTGGGAGGACGATATCCGCGACTACCAGCCCAACTTTGGGGTTGATAGATTTGAAGTGCTAGAGTATTGGGGAAACATTGATATTGACTTGCTGGAAGAAAATGACATTAATGTTCCAGATGAATATCAAGAGCTAGAAGAACTTCAAGCAAATATTTGGTTTTGTAATGGAAAAATCATCAGATTTGTACTTAACCCGTTTAAGCCAGCAAAGATTCCTTATTACGCTGTTCCGTATGAACTTAATCCATATTCACTTGCTGGTGTTGGCATTGCAGAGAATATGGAAGACACTCAAACCCTAATGAATGGGTTTATGCGTATGGCTGTAGATAATGCTGTTCTTTCTGGTAATTTGGTTTTTGAAGTAGATGAAACCAACTTGGTTCCGGGTCAAGACATGCAAGTGTTTCCCGGCAAAGTGTTTAGAAGACAAGGTGGCGCACCGGGACAGGCTATTTTTGGAACAAAGTTTCCTAATGTTTCGCAAGAAAATTTGCAGCTTTTTGACAAAGCTAGACAGCTTGCAGATGAATCAACAGGCATGCCTTCTTTTGCACATGGACAAACAGGTGTAAGTGGTGTAGGTAGAACAGCATCTGGTATTAGTATGTTAATGAATGCCGCTGGCGGCAGCATAAAGACAGTTATTAAAAACTTTGATGACTATTTGCTTTCACCAATTGGAAAAGCGTTCTTTAGTTTTAATATGCAGTTTGACTTTGACCAAACCATCAAAGGCGATCTAGAAGTTAACGCTAGAGGTACAGAAAGCTTGATGGCAAACGAAGTGAGAAGTCAACGGCTTATGCAATTCTTACAGATTGCTAGTAGTCCTTCTCTTATGCCGTTTGCTAAGTTTCCGTATATCATTAGAGAAATTGCAAAAGCAATGGATCTTGATCCAGACAAAGTTACAAACAATATGGATGAGGCAATGCGACAGGCAGAAATCTTGCGGCAGACACAGCCGCCAGCACCACCTGCTGGAGTTGCGCCCCCACAAGGGGTAGGAGGCCCACCATCAGTCGCTGACATGACTGGAGGGGGTGGTGGCAACATTGGTGTTGGAGCCGCTCCTGTGCCCGGAGAACAGGGATTCTCAGCCGCTCCGCAAGGCGCTCCTCCACCGGCAGCACCCCCAGCACCACCACAAGGCTAATATAAATGTTTAATGCAGAGCAGTACCAAAAACTTAAGCCGTTTGTTAATTCCATTCCTCAATGGGAAGTGTTTTCTGATCTTGTTGATTTCTACATTGAAAGACAACACAAAGTTATGGAACAAACAAATAATGTTGCAGAGCTACACAAAGCTCAAGGCGCATTAGCAACGCTTAGACAATTTCAAAATCTTAAGGATGTTGTAAATGGATGCAATTAAACAAAGCAAAAATCTTTTTGAAGAAGGCGGTCTTAATCAAGACGGTGGAACTATTGATAAAGCAAGTGGTAATGACGTTCCTCCCGGCGCTCTTCAAAAAGAAGTGAGAGATGATGTTGATGCAAAACTTAGCGAAGGGGAGTTTGTATTCCCTGCTGATGTTGTTCGTTACATTGGTTTAGAAAAACTAATGGAAATTCGTGACATGGCAAAGAGAGGCTTGCAGCGCATGAATGACATCGGTCAAATGGGTAATTCTGATGAAGTAGAAAATCCAGAAGCTTTACATGGTGAAGAAGAAATGGATGATGAAATGTTTTCTTCTGAGGTAGATAACATTTTAAATGGAAGCGAATAATATATGGCTACTACTGTAAGCGGTTTTAATGTAAGCGAAGCTGCTCAATCTAATAATGATTCATCAGCAGTTGGTCCAGTTGCTTGGGAAGTTAATAAAAATAAATTAATTGCCCAAATGGGTGGTATACAAGCTATTGGTCTTAAAGCTGGTACAGATATTTATAAAAATAGATCGCCATTAGATGCTGATACACATATTACAAATATTGCTACATCTTTAGCTAGAGATTATGGTGTTACTAACATAACAGATATTGGTGTAAGAGATGTAGTAAGGCCGGGGTATGCATCAGGAAGTGATGAATCGTACACTTATATTCCAGATGAAACAGTACCAGAATTTTATAACAAGACAACAAATCAAGTAATTCCTTCTTATAAATTTGCTTCTGAAGGAAGAGGCGATGGGTATTCTGACTATAATTTACAAGCAATAAAACAAGCAGATGGTTCGTTTATTGCTATGCCAATTCAAAGCTATAACAAGTCTGGTTTTGGGGCAGTGCAAGAAGCAATGGCTCCTATTCTTCCAGTTCTTGCTGTTGCATTGATGGCAACAGGTGCTGGTGCTGCTTTAGGACAAGCTATTATGGGAGGAGCCGCATCAGCATCAGCAGCAACTGCTGTGGGGTCTGCTGCTCTTAATTTAGGAATGCAGGGATTTGTAGGTAATATTAATAGCATTGAAGATGCTATTAAAATTGTAGCCCCATCAGCAGTTACTTTTGGTATTTCTGAATTAGCAGATGTTGCTAACGCAGCAAATGCGGCTTCTCAAGTATTACCAAGAATGGATGGAGCAACTCTTGTTTCTCCTTTTACAGCTAACACAAGTGTTGGTGAATTGTTTGAAAGGGTTACAGGTATTGGGGGCAAGACTGCTGATGCAATAGGCGGTGCAATTAGTGGAGCACTTAGCGCAAGTATTACTGACAATGATGTTAATTTAGGAGCAATTACTGGTGCTGCTCAAGGGCTTATGAGCGAGTCAAGTACCAAGAATACAAAAGTAGCTCCCATTGAAGAAGCAAATCCTTTTAAAAGTTCATTTGAAATAACACCAACAACTTTAACATCTGCTCCAGAAAATACAGATGCTTTAGCTAAAGCGTTGGGTGTAGAAACATTTTCAATACCCAGTAATAAAATTATTACTCTTGGTTCAGCTTTAGATGATAATGGAAGAACATGGAGAAGATCGCCATTTCCAGAAACTACTACTACTGTTTCTTCCATAAATGATCAAACAAATGAATTGTTTGAACCCTTTAGTAAAGAAACTTTTATGCCGGGAAAATTTACTGGTGTGTCTTCTAATGCTATGGTAGGAACAGATACTGGAGGTATTACAAACCTTAATCTCACTGGTAATTTTCCAGTGACACCCTCTTCTTCTAATGCTGATTCAATGGCTGGAATGCTAGGACAAGTTGGAAGTGGTGCTTCTAATCTTACTGGTACACTTGGTAACGTCAGCGATTTAGATTTAACAGGAATTAATAGAGGACTTAGCACCCTTACTACAGCAGTGACGCCAACAAAAATTGCAGACACTGCGGCAGTAGCAGATAAACAAATGTCTGTAACAGACTTAACAAAGATTGGTGCATCAATGGTAGGGGCAGCGGCTGCTGGTTCAGCTTTAGATTCTACAAACAAAACAACAACTATTCCGACATCTTCAGCAAAAGCAACTTATGCAAATGCCCCAATTAAAGGGTTTAGAATGCAAAAAATGCAAAATGAAGGAGGACTCACTACATACATTCCCTACATTAATCAAACATCTTTACTACCTGTACCTACTGGATACAAATCAATTTAACTGTTGACGAAGCCAGTTAAATGTTTAATAATAATCTTCGTCATTTGCGACCTGCAAGTGCAGCCCAACCTTAAGGACTTTTATGGAAATGGTAATTGAACAAGAACAGAAAACAGTTGCTTCTGCATTTGGTAAAAGAAATGCCAATAAAGAACGCATTGAACAAGAAGAAGCAGAAATTGTTGCTTTGGAAAAAGGAAATGTAGAAGAAACTCAAATAGTCGAAGAAGAGCCAAACGATCCTGAAGAAAAAACATTTAAGAAGCGTTATGGCGATCTTCGTAGACACTCTCAAGAGCAGGAAAACAAGCTTAAGCGTCAGATTGATGACCTAAATAAACAACTTCAACAATCAACTGAAAAACAAATTCAACTTCCTAAAAGTGAAGAAGAACTTGCTGCTTGGGCAGAAACATATCCAGACGTAGCTAAAATTGTAGAAACCATTGCAATTAAAAAAGCTAAAGAACAATCTGCCAGCATTGAAGAACGTCTTCGCGCTTTGGATGAAAGAGAAAAAGAAACAGTTAGAAGCAAAGCAGAAATGGAGCTTATGAAACTCCACCCAGACTTTGATAACATTCGTAATTCAGATGATTTTCATACATGGGTAGAGGAACAACCACAATGGATTCAAAATGCTCTTTATGATAATGATAACGACGCTCGCTCTGCTGCCAGAGCTATTGACTTGTACAAAGCAGACAAGGGCATAGGCAAGAAAAAAACATCTGACTACAAAGAAGCGGCTAAAAGTATAGTTACTAGAGGAAATAGATCAACTCCAGATGAGAGCAGTCTTGAAGGGGTTATTTACGAATCTCAAGTGGCTAAAATGTCTTCTAAGCAATTTGAAGCTGCTATGGAAGATATTCAAAAAGCACAAGCTTCTGGTAAATTTGTATATGATTTGAGCGGAGCGGCTCGTTAAGTATTGACATAACAACAAAATATTGTTATATCTCTTTTCATCAACGTAACTGGAGCCGGTTTACCTACCTTCAGTTACGTTATTTGTACAACGCACAAAACAAAATTC